AGATTAATGGTACAAATAGTAATAATTCTGGAAACATTTTTAATATAAAACATGTTTGACTATAAAAAATTCAATTTTTTTATATAGAATCAACAGTTGGAAGTCCTTGAATTCTTCTAAAATGATTACTAATCAATGTCAATTGTTGCATATCTTCTGGATAATACAACGTAAAACCATCTTCATGAGGAACTCTTGTACCATCTTCGTTGTGCGGGTACATTGACCATAGGATGCTGCCGTAGACATTCGGGGTACTTTCGATTTTATCAAACCAGTCTTGGCCAAAGTGACTTGAATATTCTCCAATAATATATGGTTTACCGACACTTTGAGCTCTCGAAGCTCCATTTTCAAGACGTTGATAGTCATTCCAATAGAAGTGTGCTCCTACAGCATCAGTTTCAGTAATATCAAAATTTCTTGCTGTATCATGACCTAGAGCTTCATCACAGCCATCAAACACCATAATATTTGGAGCAAGACTTTTTATATACTTTGTAATATCAGTTGTCCATTCTTGGGTAGGGATACTTGTACTTCCAGCATCTGGACGTATATTACCAAGTTCATTTCCAGTTTCGATAAATAATATCTCAGGAGAATTTTTATATTGAATACCCGTGTATTGATTAGTATGGTTCATCCATTTATAAATAAAATCCTTAAAATCATTTCTAACATCCTGATTATACCAAAACTGTTCAGTGTTAAGACCACGTGATCGTGTAAATGATGCTATACTACCATGGTAATATTGATAAGCATCACACATAGGAATCATTAGTTTAATACCAGTACGTCTAGCTTCATTAAAACTAAAATCTATAGGTTCATAAGCAGCTTCGTTAAGGTTATTATCATATGGGCGTAGTGATTTAGGATTATCAAAATTACAACCCAATGTGTGAGCACGAATAACAGTTGCTTTCATTCTAATAGCGATATCAAACATTTCAGTTATTTGTGCATGAGTAGGGTATTCCCTCCATTCTGTCAGACCAAGCCAGTAAGAATTAAAACCACACGGAACAAACTTTTTGTTATTTAATTGGAACTTAGAAGCATTACGGTTCCATGATACAAAACCGCTTTTATCGTCACTACTAACAGGAACAGGTTGTGAACTAACAGGAACACTGACAGGAACCTCGACAGGAACCTCGACAGGAACACTTACACTGACAGGGACCTCGACACTTACACCACCACCGATAAGTACAGAATTTGGAGCCATAGAAGATGTTACTTTGTTTTTGACAACAAATGATGTATAATCATTATCAATGGCAATGTCTGTACTTTTAGTCAAATCAAACCCTTTTTTTAAATAAGCTATACCAGTTTTATGATTATAAACAGCAACTACAATATTTTGGTCTTTAATTAATTCATCTAGTAGTTGGCCTATATTATTAGAATGGGCTATATTGTAACCAAATTGTTGGCTTTTTCCAATAGTCAACTGATTAATCTTTATCCAAGCTTGTTTAGGATCTTGTTCGAATTTTTTCCCAAGAAATTGTACTCCTATAAGTTTTTGACCTGGTGTATCAATAACTGGTGGTACAATAGGTAATTCTTTTCTTTGTTTTTCTAACTCTGGAACACGTGGTAAATTGTTTTTATTAATTCGTGATTCAATAACAAATGTTGTATACACTGCGTTAAGACTGTAATCTTGAATATTTGATAAATTAAAACCTGATTTAGTGTAAGCTTGGCCATTGCTCCAATTATATAAAACAACAACAATGTTTTTATCATTATAACATTTATCTAATAGAGATGACACGTCATTTGATTTAACAGAAGAATAACCATATTCTGGACTATTTCCTAATACTACACCGTTAATTTTTATCCATCCTGGTTTAGGATCATTTACAAATGTATTACCGAGTAGTTTTGTATTTACTAAAGACATTTGCTTGTACTTTATAAAATAAAAAATGGTTTTTAATTTAAAAACTTAGATTAGTATTTTAATAAATGAAAACACAACTGACAAGAGACATTCTTGATGAAATATTTAGGTTTACAAACAAGCCACGTTTTGTATTGTACTTCAAGATGCTCTTGACAAGACAAACTATGCGAGTTTTGTACAAAAAATTGTCAATTAATAAACAAGCTGAAAAAGGTAATTTACAAACAATTAAGTACCTACATTTTATTGGTGTTGTGTGTACTACAAATGCAATGGACTCTGCAAGTAGAAATGGTCATCTTGAAGTTGTAAAGTACCTACACGAAACTGTTGGTGCTAGTTGTACTACAGATGCAATGGACTGGGCAAGTAAAAATGGTTGTTTTGAAGTTGTAAAATACTTACACAAAACTATTGGTGTTAAATATGGAAAAAATACAATTAACTATGCAAGTGAACGTGGGTTTCTCGAAGTTGTAAAGTACCTGCACGAAACTGTTGGTGTTAAGTGTACTAAAAATACAATAAACAGAGCAAGTGAAAATGGTCATCTTGAAGTTGTAAAGTACCTTCACGAAACTGTTGGTGCTAAGTGTACTAGATATCCAATGAGCTTGGCAAGTCATAATGGGTTTCTCAAAGTTGTAAAGTACCTTCACGAAACTGTTGGTGCTGGTTGTACTACACAGGCAATAGACTGGGCAAGTGCAAATGGTGACCTTGAAATTGTAAAGTACCTACACGAAACTGTTGGTGCTAAATGTACAACAGATGCAATAGACTTGGCAAGTAATTATGGTCGTCTTGATGTCGTAAAGTACCTTCACGAAACTGTTAGTGCTAAGTGTACTACACATGCAATGTACTTGGCAAGTCAAAATAGTCATTTTGAAGTAGTGAAGTACCTACACGAAACTGTTGGTGTTAAGTGTACTACACAGGTAATAGTACCTACAAGAAATTATTGGTAATAATGTGTAGTAAAAAATGATTTTTAATTTAAAAAAAAAACACAATTGAATATCAATCGAATGGACGTCCGTGTAGCAAAATTATTAAGAGTTGAACAACATCCACAGTTATCAGATTCATGGTTTACAGCGCGAAAAACTTGTATAACAGCAAGTTCGGCAAGTAGTCTCTTGATAAGAGATCGTAAAACATGCGAAGGATATGTTTTAAGTTATGGGTTAGAAGATATATTTGATTACAATAACAAGTGTTGTAATCCATATAGTACAAAAAATCAATATTTTCTAGATAAATGTAGAGGTTCTACATTTAAAGGAAATGTTGCAACATATCATGGACAAAAATATGAATCAGTTGTTACTGATCTATATAAAAATGATACAGGAAAAAAAGTATTAGAATTTGGTTTGATCAGACATCCAGAGTTGTCATGGCTTGCAGCATCTCCGGATGGAATTACAGAAGATGGTATAATGATCGAGATTAAATGTCCTTATAAAAGAAAAATTACAGGAGTAACACCTATTTACTATTTTTTTCAAGTACAGTTACAGTTAGAGACATGCGATTTAGATTTTTGTGATTTTTTAGAATACGAGTTTGTAGAGTTTAATACAGAAGAAGAATGGTTAGACAATGATACATTAGACAAGACTTTTTCTAACGTGGGTTTAATGATTCAAATTGAAAAAAAACCAGAAGATCATAAGATGTTGGCAAATCCAGCAGAAAATAAGTACATTTATCCACCACATGATATACTTGACAATGTAGACCTTTTATTAGAATGGAGATCTAAACAAATACAAGATCTTAAAGAATCAACAAAACCAGAGTACATAGATTTAATTGATATCAAAGTGTGTTATTGGAAAGTAGGAGAAAAATGTAATACAAGAATTGAAAGAAACAAAGAGTGGTTTGCAAATGTAAAACCAGTATTTGAAAAAGAATGGAATTTAATAAAATATTATAAAAAAGCTGATAATTATAAAAAATTATTAAAAGAAAACTATACAGTTGAAGGCAAACACTTGCATCTTGACCTCGACATAGACACAGACTTTGTAGAAGATCTTGAACTTTGTATGTTAAGTGAATCAGAAGAAGACGTCAGTGAAGCTGAAAATTAGACATTGTATGAGATACTTGCGAAACCATTTTCAATAGTTATCCAATTATATGTTCGTGCAAAAATATATAGTTTACAAGGAGGAAAAGCATTTATTAATTTAAGATACAGTACAACATGTGTAAAAGCACTAAAATTTAACGAACCAGTTGGAATCCATTTAGCTGGTTCACTACAAAAAGGCATAGTATAAATATGTTTATTTGAACCATTATGATACCTAGAATTATTAAGAATAGATAACTCAGATGAACTTTTAAAATCTTCACGATCTTTTGTATCTAAAATTAACTTAGCTGAATCTAATATAGGCCGAACTGGTGTAAAAACTGAACTATTTCTTACGCTAAAATTAAAATGGTCATTATTCTGTTCTGATGCTATTTCTCTTAGAACAAAAATCAGTTCCTTACATTGATGATTAAATGTAAGGTCTGTCTTGCTTACATTCGAAGGATTCGAGTATTGTAATTCTTCAAATATAAATGTTTCGGTTCCCTGATTTTTGAGTTTAAAAGAATCATTTACAAATATATACTGTGCTGATAAAAAAGAATTTTCAACTTTAGATATACTCGGAGGAGTTAAACCATCATAAATAATACATTCGCTAAATGGTTTTAGTTTTAGTTTTATTTCAATTTTTGAATTTTGTAACTTATATAAAGGTAAAGAAGCTCCTATATTTTCTGTGAACCAATATACCAACGGAACTTTATATTCCGAACTTTCAAGGGCATTATATTGAAGCATAGAAGTATGGAGATACTTTCCAATTAATTTATTATCAGGATCGTCAGTTTCCTTTGACAATTCATTATTTATTTCCATGTAAAGACCATGTTGTCTAACATATATAGTATCATTTATTGTGATATCTATAGTATCTATAATAGCATGACCAACAGAATTTGTCCAAGCAGCATAAGTACCACTTGTTGGAACTAATGCTGGTAACGTAAAACAAAAATACAATTTGTGTAATAAGTCTCCTAAATTAAGAATTGTGAATGTAATATTTTTACCAAAATCTAATGGTTCATTTGGTAATATCTTTGTTTCTTCTAATGCAAAGTTATCATATTGTTTATATACCTGTTTTATAAAGTTAAAAACTGGTTTACCAGTTAAAATAGAATCCTGCGAATTTTTAGCAGTTATTTGTATAACAGCTCCGATCATCTTACCTTACTTTTACATATAAAAAATAAATAAAAAACAAATTTAATAATTATAATCAGGGGAATAGTCCTCATTTTGCTCATGTACTACAACAGGTTGTAGTACATAAGGTAATTCTTGTTTAACAATAGGAACTGATACAGAATCAGATACAGAGTCTTTTATTTTTGTTTTTTTCATAAAACTTGTAATATTATTACTATTCATAGGAGGAACTAAAAAATCATGATCAGGTACACTGTAACTAATTTCTGTAGTTTGTGGGCCTTTATAAGCTACAAAGCTCGAGTACATAGTGTCTTCTGTATCAATAGGGAAACTTGTATTAGTGTATTTTGTAATATTATACTTTTGTTTAACAAGGTTAATATGATAGTTAATAAGATCGTAAGATTCTTTTACTTCAGCTATTTGCTTAACACTTGCATTACAACGTAACAAGTCTTGTAATCTAATCAAAGTAGAATCTTTCAGTCCAAGTAAGTAGTCTAGTTCGTGATTCATTGTTTTTAATAAATAAATTAAAAAAAATTTTAAGTGTCTTTGAAAAATCTGATTAGAAAATACATGATTGCAACCATTAGACCAACAATGCTATTACCTATTATAGTTCCATAATATGGCATGAGAAATTGAAAATCAAAAAATTGCCTGTTTAGGTATTTATTTGAAAATACTACATACAGTATAAATACAATTACTGTATCAATAGAATACTTTAAGATTTTATTAGTAAACGAACTGTTTTTACCACCAATAAAATCTTTAAATTTTTCAACATCGTTGTTATCAGATGTAGTAGTATCTGAACCAGTTTCAGATATATCTTCTTTGATAGACTTTAAATCTTGTAGTATTCTGTCTTGAGCAGCATTATTGTCTGGAAGATCTTCAATTGCCGTAGAATGTTTTTTCATACTATGTAATATGGTAATGTAATAGTATAAAATAAAAATTATAATTTAAACTTGGTAAATCAAATTTTTAGATTCGTCAAATCGAACCTTTTTCTTGTTAGTAGTAGTAGTAGTAGTAGTAGTAGTAGTTCCACATTGTACAAATACTAATAATAATAGAAATAATGTTATTATTAGTAGTATGTACTCCATTTTCTATTGTAAATAAAATAAAAAATTATTTAGAAAATAAAATACAATAATGTATATGAAATTGATATCATTAGATACTCTTGATGAAATATTTAGATTTACAGACAAACCACAATTTGTATTGTACTTCGCGAAATTGATGTCAAGACAAACCATACGATTGTTGTACAAAGGTATGTCAATTGATGAAGAAGCTGAAAAAGGTAATTTACAAACAATTAAGTACCTACATCTTATTGGTATTAAGTGTACAACAGATGCAATGGACTTGGCAAGTATCAAGGGTAACCTTGAAGTTGTAAAGTACCTTCACGAAACTGTTGGTGCTGAGTGTACAACAGATG